AAGTTACTTGCCTCAGCTTCAGTTTGCTCTTGCCGCCTTTGGTTTGCTGCACCAATAGCCTGCGCCTTCCCTAAGAATAGCTCATTTACAAACTGACGCCCTTCAAGAATGCCAACTTCCTTCTCATTCTTAGCTGCTTGCGCGCTAGCGTCATAGCTCTTCTTAGCGCCGAATAGATTAAGTCCGAGTGTGATAAGCTCAATGCTCATTAGAAAGATACCTCCGCTATTAGACCATTAATTTGTAGGCTTAATGGCGCGGTTTGTGTAAGTGTTACCTGTGGATCACGGTTATACCCCAGCAATCTAAACTCTTTATTGCCGGTAAACGGAACTCTTTGTTGGCTAAAGTCACTGTTTGTTTTTCTAATAATGAGCTTAACGCCATTAACAGAAGCGGAAAGGGTGTCAGTCATATTAACAGTTACGCTGCCAATCGTTCTTCTTCTTCCAGTTACAGGGCCAACAGCCGTATTAATATCAATTGGATTTGTTTTAAGCTCAACGTCAAAAGCAAACCCAGCCTCACAAGAGGTTGCCGTAGGGTCAATTGCTGAAACGTCTAGGTTCCCACTGGCTACTGTGAACTTACCTAAATAATCAGAGCCACTAACTACATCGAGTATAGCACCATCTTCAAAGAAGTTAGATACATTAAACACGCCAGCCGTTCCTGTGTACTCGTCAGCGCAATCTAGGTTCGATGCTTCGTCCAATTGGCAAAGCATATAGCTATTAGATCCACTTCCCATATCCACACTAAGCACAGCGAATAGATGATCTGCAACAGACGCTATAGAGTGAAACTTTCCATTCGTTGCAAACGTAGTCCAGCCAGCGATATTCTCAACGCGGTTTAAATTATAAGTAATTAAACTTCCGTCATTGTTTAGGAAGAATACAGCAGCATCAGACGCACCAACTTCGCTAATAGTAACCGCAGACTGAATCGGGCTTTTGATTAAGTGAGTCGATAGCAAGGAGATAGGATCAGACTTATAAGCATCCTCTGAGTCACTATAGACAAACTGTCTAATAGTGCTGCCACCAAACTGAGTGAATAGAGTAGCACCATAGAAAGGCTGTGGCCTAGAGAAGCTACTTCCAAAAGAGGTTTGTCTTTTTACTACAGCGTTAGTAGGCGTAATGGCTTGGTTCTGGAATGTTGGTATTGAGAACTCAGAGCCAGCGGTAAATATATGAATGTCACGATTGGAAACAAAGTGTCGTATAGTAGCCACTTCTCCAATGCTCATTACAAGCTCAATGCTATCGTTGTCCTGCGCTGTGCCAATATCAAAGTTGTAGTACAATCCAGACTTGCTTGCCCATATCGTATCAGGCTGAGAAATCGTGCCACCAAACCACAATCTATTTTCATGAAAGCCAACAGCCGCAGGGTAACCCCTCATTTCGGAATAGGACTGTTCGTACCATTGCTGTGTTGCAGCATGAGTAACAATCTCAATATTCCCGCCACCGTCTTCTGTAGTATTTGCCGCTGCACCAGCAGTTACTTCAAAAACATTTTCGTCAACGATTCCAGTAATTGATCTTACACCGTTAATCTGAGAAGCGTTTATACCACCAACTGTTGTGGCATTTCTTATTGTAATGCTGTCACTGATTGCCATGCCATGATTGATTTGTGTAACTTTAATGACGCTAGATCCATCAACGGTTCTAATCGCGTCAGCATCTAGTGAAGCTACTAGCTCGTCTGTCACTGTTCCGTTTGCTACAGTAGCAGAGCTTACAGAGTTAATGGTTATCTCTGAGCCATGATAGTAAAGTTTAACGCCATCTTGCTTTCCAGTGGTGTCAAAGTAAGGCGCACTTGTTGTCAGTGTAATGCTGCCTGTTGTGCCAGAGGGGTCTAGTGTTACGCCACTAGATTGAAATTGAAAGTATGGCTGGTAAACCTTTGCACCGCCAGCGCGTACTTGAAACTCAAAGGGCTGAACCTCAAAGCTGCTTAAGCCTGTACGCACAATTTGCTGCGTTTGGAATGTTGGATGGGCTAGGAAAAGAATGTCCCCACCTTGAGCATATGTAATTTCATGCAGATACTGCTGAGTCCAAGGTAGGGTTAAGCCATCAATGTCTGTAGTTACAGAGGTAGCGCTAGTTACAGCGCCTGTCGTTGGGTGAATAAAGAAGAATTGAGCCTTACCATTGCTTAAAGCTACAATGTATTGCTCATCATCTGAGAAGTTAAAGGGTATGATTCGAACTTGTTGCTCAACACTTGTGTCTTCTGTGATGTCAGTGAAGTCGTGTAGTGCCTTAAACCCGCCACGCTTCTGAACTCCACCCTCCGACATAAGAAAGAAGTTCTTAACGCTTTGCGCAGAAGAGTTATAAATAGCGGAATCCGTCCTCGATGAAAGGGACGGACTAATCTCACCATACTGAAAATTTGTCAGCGGTATTCTTGCCTTCTGCATTAGCTTCTCCTGTTAGATATAAATCGAGAAGTAATGAGCTTGCGTGTGCTTTGTTGTTGTGAATCTATTGAACGAGCCTTAGCCATCATCCGCTCATATTGCTGGTTCATAAGTCCCGCTAGTGATTGGTCTCTTGCAATTGCTGTAGCAAATACAGATGCCATTCCATACTCAACACATATTGAAAAGTATGAAGGCCAATCAGGTTCCTGGGCTCTATAAGTATAATCAATTACTAGCTCGTCTTGAGCTGAAGCATCACAGAATATTTTGTTTCCATAAATATCATACTCAATCTGAGAGTCGTTTACAGTAACAGCGTGAACAAAAAGATACCCAGAAGGAAGCTGGTAAGCAGAACCGAATCGACCAGTGGGTGCATCGGTCAATCTATTTAAGACCGCTTGGTTCGTTGAGAAGCGCCAACGAGTAGTTGTTAGGTTTAAACGAGCAATGTCTTCATACATATTGCTCGACACTAAAGCCTCTGTAGTATCATCATCGAATGATGTAATAGGCTCTGCTCCGATTAGGATTAAAGCTCTGCTACAAATATCAATGCCAGTGTTTGCTGCTGTACTTGCCATTTCAACCTCTTGTATGAATGGGGGCCGAAGCCCCCACCATTTTTAGTTGTTATCTAAGACTTCGTAGATACCATTGTCATCAATGGCTACTGCGCCCATTGACATCATTGAGGTTGCAAGGTGCGCAACTTTCATTGGTACATAGTTAACTTCTGTAGATACATCAGAGTTAACACCGATACCGATAGCGGTAGTGTGGTAGGCAAAGTTCTTACCACCAGCTACAGCAGACGTTGAGAAGATCTTGAAGCCCAAGAACTCTTTCATTGTCATGCCGCCAGCAAACGGTAGGTTTTGCGGACCAACAAAGTCAGATGATGCAAACTCGTTAATGTTAAACAAGTCAGCAAAACCAGCTGGGGACATGGCAATATAGCGCTGTCCGTCTTCTGGCACATCGGCAGTGCCGAATGTTTCAAACAATGTTAGCAAGTCAGCCTTACCCAAAGCGCCAGTTGTATCAGCAACTTGAGTAGTGTTTGCGCCTGCGTCCATTGCAGCAATGATAAGCTCGTCAGTCTTACGACCCAGAGCGCCAGCGGAAGATTGAGCAACAGCTTGACGTTCATTGATATTGAGCTTCAATTCGTCAAGTTTGTCGATTAACTCTGCCGCATAGTGATCGGTCATTGTTACTTCGACATTAGTGTGCGCCAATTCCATTGTGGAAACGTCACCATTACGAGATTTGGTAGAGGCTGTGCCTGTACCTATTTTTTGAAATCGAGCGGTTGAGCCTGACACATTTGTAGAGCGAACAGTATTCCGTAGCTTGGAACCCATACGCTGATACGCCATATGTACTTCAGTCTCAAACTGCTTGATGAATGCTTGGTCAATTGTATTAGCCATCTTAACAGTCCTAAGTTGAGTTACTAGTTGCCACGGGTGTCCGCGAACTCATGTCAACTCGGGTATCCTGTCAAGGGCCGATCAATGCACTACGGGCCGTAATGCTTTATCCGTAACACTATTTAGATTTGAAATGCAACGCACAAATTCGACATGGCGATTGCCATCACTTAGGCCACAAGGCTCAAAGCCAAGCCATAAGGCCCAACTCAACATATGCTCAAACTCAGATGAAACCGTCATAGTCAGTGTTGGGTGCAAGGGCTCAAACATTCCCAGCATTGCTTTAGCCATCTTCGCAGCGAGAAATGTATTCTCTTCTAGGTTGTTGGCAAACATGCAAAACATTTGAGGGGCTTCATCCCCAAACCAAAGCCCCCCAATGAATACTATCTCGCCTTGCTTGTTCCGACAAACATAAGCCTCTGAGCTGCTATACATTATCTTCAAGCAATCTAGAGTGCTGCCGTACCCAGAGTCCAGTATCTCTTTAGCGTTAAACTTATGTATTCGCTTACGAAACTCGTTTATATGGCTGGTATTCATAGGCGTAAGGTAAGCCCCACGCCTACTAATTATCCTAGCTTCCCGCAAGTTTTTGCCACCCATCATCAACTTGCTTTACATAATCCATATCTCTTCGGGCGGCGTTCCAATAACGCTCATCTTGCATTAAGGCGCGTAGGCTTTCTGGAGTAATCTGTGACGGGGCCGCTGTCTCTCCATTAACAGAAACTGTCTTCAACTCGCTCATAATAAACTCAAGTGCCATGAGCCCATCAGCAGTTTCAGTTAGTCTCTCTATCGAATCCATGTGTTCCTTTGGAAAGAACTGTTGGGAGAATAGTGACGCAGCTTCTATCCGTGCGCCAGCATTGTCACCGAGCTTTTTCATTTCAGCTTCCATATCAGGTACATCAGCTGACATAGCTGACACTACCATCTCAATGCCTTTAGCAAACTCCTCCTGACCGAAACCATTTTCAAATGAAGTTTCTGCCCACCACTTCAGGACTTCATTATCAATAGCTACTTCCTCGTCTATAGAGTCTGGTAGCTGATAGTCACCTGACGATTCTGGTCTATCTTTATACGCTTCCGCATTGATTTCTTCTATAAACTTTTCTCGAAAATCTTGCTCTTTGACGCCAAGTTTAGATTCTAATTCGCCATATGCTTTTGCTAAGTCTTCACCAGAATTGTATTTTTCAGGAAGCCACTCTGGGCGTTCTGGTTGTGTATCTTCAGCTACTACAAAGTCACGCTCCTCAGCAGGGGGAGCCTCCGCTTGTACTTCTTCACTCATTTGATTCTATGCCCTCTCTGAACATGGCGCTCTATAAGGCCAACAATATGTCGTTGACCCTCAAGATGGCGCAGTGTTGCATCACTAATTTCAGGACCGCCAACCATTTCAATGGTAATACTTCGTAAGTATTTTAAGACGGCCTGCCCCGTTGGTTCTGAAAACAAAGCAGATATATTTATGCTTACCCTGTCTTCCTCTTCTTTGGTTCGATGAACCCCATCTAACCCAATATAACTATTCTGCGGCAATCTGTGGACCTGCGTTTTGTTCCTGTTGCTGCAACTGCTGCATTTGCTGCATCATTGCAATTACCTGTCTACGCTCCTCTGCGTCACGAATCAAGGTCTCTGGCACACCAAATTTTTTGGCAAGGAATACAGCGGTTTCTTCTGAGTCTATTAAGAGATTAGTTGTCTCTGGCCCAAAGAATCCATTTACAAG